AAACCAGCTTCTGAACCATGTATAAATGGTACAGATTCTGCTTCTTTATCAGCCATAGTGTATGTAATATCACTTTCAGCTAAAACACGTGCAATATTGGTATGATTATACGCATCGTATCCTGGTTTAACGGACATAATATTATCATCTCCATATGTTAATAATGCTACAACTTTAGAAAATAATGGTGTTTTCCACCACCTTTCTTCTTGTGCAATCTTGTAATATACATAACGCATATACAAACTATTAACAAGTGAATTTGTAACCACAGTCAATGGATGTCCCGAAGGATTTGATCCATAAAACTGTACTAATGTTCCAAAATAATCATATGTCGGTGAACAAATTTCCGTGGCTATTCCACGCATAATTGTTAAATCATCCGCATCATAATTTCCACTTTGTTCTGCAAGATTAATTAAAATCTTAAAACTTGCTAACATAAATCTTGGAGACATACGTCCATCAAAAGACTTATAATCGCCTGCAACAACTCTATTTACTCCATGTTTATAAACATGTTTCATCATTTTTGTCCATTCAGGTGATTCTACATTCAAACCAACAGCACATTCAAAAGTTTCCTTATTTTGCTGCATTAATGATGAAATTGTTAAGAAATATTTCCTAACTAATATTATAAAATATATATTGCATCCAGCAAAAACTCTAACTTTCTTCTTTCCAATCTTAGTTGGTTCGTCCTTAAGTGAAGCTTTAAAAACTGTATTGATACGATTTCCGTCCAACAAAGTTTCTTCTAGCTTTTTAATCTCTTCCAAAACTACGGGATCAATATCCCTTGGACACGAAATTCCTTCAACAACTCTTTCTGACTTACTAACAAATTTTGTTTTAGGTCCAGAAAATGGAAAACCACAAGCAGTGGAAAAATTCATGGCATTAATGCCAATCACTCCATCTAAACCTGCTAAAACTACATCATCTTCTAATTTACCAAGATTATGTAATTCATCTTTTAATGTTGCAGTCAAAGTCGTATTAAAATCAACAACAGCTTTATCAATCAAAGCCGCATCAAATCTGTAAGCAGTATGAGTTTTATTCTCAATATCTACTTCCTTATGCATGATATCCTTCATTAAATAAGGTTTATCATGCTTCCTTTCCAAGCCTAAATGTTCTTGTACCTTCTTCGAAATAGAAGATACAATTACTTCAGATCTTGGTGTCGCTCCAGGTTTGTTATGTGCTCCATATACAATACACCGTGCATCACTATCCAAATTGTTAGTGACACATAATTCGTGTGGTTCTTGTAATGGTCCAACATCAATACCTCCAATAACTGTGTCAAATGATTGACCAGCATGTGATGGTAAAACTGATGGTCTTGCAGCAATTTCTTCAATTGCTGCTAAGACTTGGTCACGTGTAATAAATCCAGCTGCGCCTGTATGGTTCTTTCCACCTAAATGGAAGCCACCAATAAACGGCATGTCTCTATTATCACGACCAACAAATGTTGCCATACACAAACCCTGAAAAGTTTGTTCTGGAAAATAATAACTAAGTGACTCAAATAATCCACCTAGTGTAGTTCTACTAGTGGTACGTGTTCCTAATAACTGACGGTAAACTTTAATTTTACCCTGGTCATTATAAACCATATCACCAACTACTTGTTTATTATGTGCTACATCACTTGGAAAATAAGCGGTCAAATCACGCTGATCTCCAAGTTCAGGCACATACCAAATACAAATATCCGTCTTTGGTATCCTATAACATGAATGCATTGAAATACTAACATTTTTGGGATTAGCTCCCGGTTTAGTAATCAATGCTTCTGCACTATAATCAGGTACTACATGAGAAGGAATCAAAGCCATATTACCTCGAATAGGCAAACAATTACAAAATCTTGTTTTGCCATTCTTCAATCTAATATGAATCATCATAATTCTTCTACTCACCATACCAACTAATTGGTCTGGTGTGGTAGAACGAGCTGTGCCTGAAATTCTAGGATTGAACGTAAATCGCTTATAACGCGAATGTTCATCCCAAAACTCAGTAGCACACTCTTCCTTTTTCTTCTCAATAACATTTGCGCTAGGTCGCATACATTCTGCTGCCTCTGAGGTTAACATATTATAAATTAATTTAATAATGCAACCAATCATAGACAAAGCAGTAACGCCACCAAGCAAAGAAATAAATTTTGTCTTATCAAGTAAAGACATTTCTTTCAAATAATCACTAGGTTTCTTCCAGCGTTGTATCTTGTATTTAATAACATGACACAATGCTTTATAAAATAACCATTGTTGAAGCGGTATTGTTAATAAAAATCCAATGTAAATGTTAGGACATACAGTAATATACATAAAACATATTGTATAAATAACTGTAAGCCCAACATACATTCCACTGAAATATTTATTCATAATCCAATGACGGCATACATTAGTACTTAAAATAATAAATACTAATTCACTTAATTTCCTCAAAATCAATGTTTCTAAATCATAATATTTCTGAAATACACTTTCAAAAATACCAAACTCAGAATCAAGAATATCATCATTCTTTTCAATATCAAGAGGAAAACCTTCATCATCTAATTCAATTTCAACATTATTACGTTGCGTTTGTACAAAACTCCTTTGTTCTGTAAAATGCTTCGTTGTATTATCTTTTAAAAATCCAAGAAATTCACGCAAACCAACGTTGCGCATTTCTTTACCTTTATATACAATAGGCACGTAACTAACACGTTGAATTTTATTATTTCCTTGACGAATATTACCTGAATGTAATATAGGTCTTTCTAATGTAAATTGTGCAAAATCTGGATATGCATTACCTGCAAAATCTTTTTCGACTTTAGCAGTATCAAGCATAACAGAATCAATCATCTGATATTCTTCTCTTACTGTCTGTGTAACAGTAATATCAAACCGACGGGCAACCGATAATGGTTCATTAGAGTAATGTGCAGCATTCAAATCTTTTACATTTGTAGTAGCTAGCACAACTCTAGGTTCAATCATAATATTTCCCTTCAAATCTGCATTTGGATTCAATGCAGCTTGAGGAGAATTATTAATAAATTGAATGACCTTCAATAATGGATTACCTTCAGTACTCTCAACAGTACTATTACATAAATCATCTAAAATAACACCTGTATGATGTGTTCGAAATTCGGACTGAAATTTATCAGCCTCATTCAAAACAACTACAGAATCAGATGATGAACGAAATCCATTAACTTTTAAAATATAACGTGTGACAGCGTTAGCTATCGAAGATTTTCCTACTGATGATCCACCGAACAACAAAATTCCATAAGGTTTCATCCTAATAAAATCTTTCTGTGAAGCAATACGTTTGGCTTGCAATATCTTCAACTCCTTTAACTTAGGAGTAAAATATGCCTTCTCAGAATTAGCTCTGATGCTAGTTGTAGCTGCATCAATAGCTCTCTGTAAACGTAAATCGTATTCTTTAATATCTTCAACGTCACAATTTTTGCCTGTTTCAAACAAAATATAATTTGCTAAAACATATGCATAATCTTCTTCAAAAATGCCATTAATAGCATCTTCGTAAAAAGCTTCAAATCCTTTCTCTGGAAAGGACTTACAAGCTCTTACAAATAATGAATAAAATTCATAACATGCATCTAACAAATCAAATGGTTTCGTTTTTCTTCCTAATTTACTAGGAACAAATAACGTAATACCTTTAATATTAATACTAAAATTTTCCAAAATTTCTAATGAAACTAAAATATCAAAAATTAAAAATAATTGTTTTGTTAACTTGCACGCTCGTACATATCCAAAAATTGTATAATGTTTATCAAAATCAAAATCGATTTTTGATAAAACAAAATCAAATACATCGGTAATGTATTGTTTGCTGTTGCTAAAAAATTCTTTAAAAAATTCATTTTCTTCTCCATTTAGGTTATTACCCAAACGAGAAGACATGAAACTTACAAAAATTTCTTTGCATTCCTTGAAATAATTACGTCTTTCATCTTCCACTTCTCCTGCTTGAGAAGTATAAAGAATCTTTGACGAAACTTGTTTCTTGTTGTTCTTATTAGCAGAATGTTTTTGGCATTCTGCAATATGGTTAAGTCTCTGTTGAACAGCAATCGCTTTGCGCTTTTCAGCTTTGCGATTGTTCTTCTTCTTCGACTCATATTTTGCAATTCGTTCAGCTTTCCCTGACTGGGAAAGCAAAGTCATTGTGTTTATGTGCATAATATGCACAACTGAAATTACTAACATTGCTGTTAATAACCAGAACCCTTGTGTTGCATTTGTGATTGTTTCTCCTAAAAAGTTGTAATTAAACATAGTTAAAAAGAAAGGGTCAATATCAGTAGCTATAAAGCTATTCAATAACAATCACGAAAATAATCAAAAAGTTGGAATTATCAATCTAAATGCCTCATCTTGAAAACAGGGCCTTATATAAATCACGGGAAGCAACTCCCTACATGCTGGTACATGCTGAAACTAAGGGTGTTTTCAAAAATATTGGGATCTATAACATGCGGTACGTCGCATTAATCAAAATCCAGAAAACCAATTCTTCTAAATAATCTGCTCTACTTCTAAAATGCGTTGACTCGTCTTATGCGAGTGCATTTATGATGGAAGGAGCTAGAAAATAAAGTGGGATTCTTCTGAGCAATTGAATTGTCAAATCTAAATCATTACAATCAAATTCCCATTTTAATTAATTTCATAAATCGTAAGCTAAACACGGGTAATATACTCCTGATTTTAATCGAGTATAAATTTACCGTTAAAGCAATAAATAAAATGGTTAATATTTTTCACAGAAAATAAAATAACTGCGCCTTATAGACGATTTAAGAGGTTAGCAACTCTCTCTGTACGATAGTTCTCTATCAACGAGATAAAATATGTATTAGTGTATACGTAAGCAATTTCACGGTTCAAAGAAACGTGAACTTAGGTAAGCTACTCATTGGAATTAGGGTCAAAGAACCTAAAACCAAGGTGCTAATCGACACTAAAACTTAACATAACTAGTAAGGGATAAAACTTACTAGGAATAAAGTAGACACTCCAAACAGGGTACAATAATAACCTGAGAGGAGACTACTGCACTTATTCAAAATGTAAAGTATACAATAAAATAAAGAAAAGCATGGTCCGGTGCTAAGCGGACAATAACTAGTCAATGGAACTCTATATAGGTAATAAAACCTATATAGAG